AAGCTGGACCTTTAATTTCACGCTGACCAATTTCTTTTTTAGCTTCAATTAGCCATTTAGGGTCATTCATCAGACACTTTCCTTAAAAAACGTTTTTCTAATGCACTTACCCCTGCAGCACCAGTCCAACCAGCCATTCCAGCAACGCCTCCTGCAATCTCTGGCTGCCAGATGAAATAACTCGCAGCAAGTAACACCATAGAGCCTGCAAACATAGAGATAATGACTTGCGCAATAAAAAGACCAAGCCTAAACGGCTCACCTTTCAAAACTTTATTGGCATAGCTCGCAATACTACCCAAAAGGGTCATCAAACTAACCAACATAACGGTTAACAAATTTATATTATTGGGTTCTTTATATGGCATGCGTATACCCACTCACATATGAGTATTTTGTGATTAAAATTAATACAAACAAACTAATATCGATATAAACAAAAAGACCACCTAGGCACCTGAAAATAAAGTCGCGAATAGATACAGCACCACAAGAGTAACCCCAAGCGGAAAGAGACACACCAGCAAGCTTAATAGATTGTATTTAAAGGTTTTTTAGTCTAAGAACAGATATTGATGCTTATGTATAAGACCATTGCTGCATCTCGAATACTGTAATTATCCATAATGATAAGCGAAAATTTATATTAACCCCCCATAGAGTTTGTTAATAAAATAAATCCCTCATTACATCATTAATAAGGAGCTATCATGTTTCGAGCTATTAACTGTTTTTCAACTAGGAATATCAGCGCCAGTCAAGAAAATTTAAGCACATCCGCCTCCATTCCCTCATCAGCCAAAGAGCTAAAATCATTATGGAAAACCTGGTCACATAGTGGAGAACCAGGTGAAAATAGAAATATTGCTTATGAAAGATTAAAAGATTGTATGAAAAGACAAGCTAGAGAGCTTGATTTAAGTAGTTTAGGTCTTACATCACTACCTTCAATGCTACCCGCTTGCGTTGACTCATTAAATCTAGCCAATAATAATCTAGCAACACTTCCTCTCGCGATTCTAGCACAGCGGAACCTAGTAGAACTGAACATATCATCAAATCAAATAACTGAAATAACTGAACTCCCTAATTCAATAATTTTTTTAGGTCTCAGCCATAATAGATTAACGACTCTCCCTGAGCTCCCTAGGGAGTTAGAAATGCTGTATATTAATAATAATGAACTAACAATGCTTCCAGCCCTACCAGAAACATTAACTATCTTAGATATTTCAAATAATCGGCTCTCAGAACTTCCTGAGTTACCTCGCGATAACATTCGGGATGTAAATGCACGTAATAATAACATTAGTAATATACCGAATTCTGTTCTACAGCTAACATCAGCAGCTCAAATAAATCTTCGTCATAATCCATTAACAGATCAAGCAGTTTTAAATATAGTTAGTGCCTCAGCTAATTCGCCAAGAATTATTATCAATCCAGAACGAATCATCGGCTTATTATTTCAAGGTTTGATAGCGTCTGAAAATCAGCAACAAAACCAGCCTTTAGCAGAAACTATTGCAAAATGGTACCCGGAAGAGGGGAAACCAAATATCATTACAACATGGAAAAACTTCGCCAACGAAGAAAATAGTCAAGCATTCGCTCACTTCATGAATAGACTTCATAAGTCAACCCAATCAAACACGTTAAGACCATCAGTCTTATTACTATTATCTAAATTAGTCGAATCATCCCCACTACGTGCAACAATATTTGCAGTAACGTTTGATGCAACTACATCTTGTGATGATAGAGTATCTTTAACTTGGAATAATATTCAAAAAGCAGTTGCCGTTCATGAAGCTGAAAGTGGCTCATATGACCAGTATTTGCCTCAATTAATCCAAATGGCAAAGGAACTGTATTGTTTAGAACAACTGGAAGTCATAGCCAGTCAAAAAGTCAAAGAATTAGTCAATCCAGACGCCATCGAAGTATACCTAGCGTATCAAAATGGTTTAGCAAAATCACTAAATCTATCTACAGCTCAAGGGAGCATGCTTTTTGGGGGACTTTCTGGAGTAACTCAAGAAGATCTGAATACTGCAGAAAAAACAGTTCAAAATCAATTAAAACTAGAGTTTATACCTTGGTTCAATTGCTGGGGACCATGGCATGCTGTTATGTCAAGAATTGCTTCTGAACCTTTTGAACAAGCAAAAGAACAGCTTTATGAGTTCATTGAGAATGATTATTCCGGACAAGTTCAAAATAAATTATCCGAAGATGCTTTAAACGATATACCTGATGCAGAATCACTCGTTGGAAAAATTGTACTGAAAGAAATGGAGCAAAAAATATTTGGTCGCTTAACTCAAGAAGTCTTATCCAAACACGGCATTAATTTAAGCAAAATGTCACTTGTTAATTAAATATTAACAAAAAATCAAACACATACAAAAACGGATGTTTTTCCGTTATATACCCCCGCGGTTTCTTGCGGGGGTTTTGTTGATTATTTATTCGTATAGTTACAACGTAGAGGGTATTTGTGTCAACTCACTTTACTTTCATTATCATCACAATATCAGCTATTTTACGTACGTAAAGTCTTGAGATGACTCTCTCTAAAATTTATCCATTTCTAATGGCACATCAAGCATCATCAGCATCCCTTCAATTAATCCCTCAGCTTTTTGCAATTTTTTACCTATGTTTCCATCGGAGCATTTTCGCTCTCTCGCTAGCTGCATGAATGTTTTCCCAAATAAATAATAATCCAGTAATAGATCATGCATATCACGGTTCTTTTTATTTAATTGAGCCATACAGCTAGAGATAATCATTGCATCGTCGTCACAACATTGAGGTCGATATTTCACCTTACTAGGTATTAAGCGGCTAAATCCTGCCGCTGTCGAATACCATTGAACTGACTCGATGTTATCCGCAGCCCATGCGCCCCACATTTCTAGTACTTGTTGAATATCACGCATCCGTTACCTCGTATTAATTTGCGGGCTTTTGCCATCGGATTCAGCGTTAATACGTTTAGATATAGAAATGGCACTATCTGATTCTTTGGCGAGATTTGAAGTGCCTCTATCTCTTGTCTTGTACGTAGTCATTAATCGCCCATTTATCACAGCATGATGTTCAGCATTAACATCAGTAGAGTATTTTTTTACTGTCGCTCGATAACATCCTAAGTACCGAGAAACCTCTGCCATATTTCCATATGTCCTAATAAGCAATTCAGGTATAGTCGTAATTTCAGCTTTCATAAATCCCCCATCTGATAAGTAATACCTTGCTGATACCAATCAGGCAACGTGAACTCAATCCGACCTATTACACCGCTAGCCCGTAGCGCCTGAATTCTTTTAAGCTCAATCTTCATGTGCTGATATAACTCATCCATTTGCCACGATTTCAACTTCATTGAAGTACCGGCTAAACGAGCTACGCGGTCAATCGTCATTTCGCTGTAAGTGATAACAGCGTGAGCATTGAATTCGTGTGGGTCTTCGCCGAGTTTTCGATGGCAACCTACGCAGTGAGCGAAAGCATTAAAGGGATGGTATCGGGTTGATTTATGTCGTCGTGATTTGAAATGTGAACAGTGGAGTTTTGAAGGTTCGTGTCTAAATTGTCTTCCGCAGTAGTCACATTCATAATTTGCTCTTTCCCGGACCAACTGCGAAAACACAATATCGTGCTTATCGCGTTTTAATGCCATTTATTTCTCCTGAACACCCCACTCAGCAACTACAATCACAACCATAGGGTCTTCGCTTAGTTCTATCGTCCTCATAGCATCTACTGCATGCGGTAATATAAATTTGCGCTTTAACACTCCAGCACACTTCCTGACCGCATCATTTGATTTATGAATAGCCCAGCATAATTTAAGGGTAGTAAGTGCGCTCATAAACACTTCAGCCTCATTTCTCATCTCTCTTGTTGCTCCTTAAGTTTCATATACTCCGAGTTATTGGGAATGATGATTGGGATGCCTTTCTCAATACACCATTGTTCATGTTTCTCCATCATGTGGAGCATCCGTGCTTTATCCATCTTGCTTGTTTTCTCTCGCTCTCCATTTTCATCGCGACCTAACCAGTGGCCGACAAAATATTCATGCGTTTCTTCATTAGTGATTGGCTTTGATAGAACAACTTCACCAGCCCCATTTTTAATATCAATGACAACACCACGCGCACGTAGCCAATCGCCTGTGGTTTCAACCCACATACGCCATGTTTTGTTCATTGGTATTGTTCGAAGATCACGCCATTCTGTTATTTTGACTCGGTAACGCTTACCAGTTTCGGTGACTTCTGAGAGGGTTTTGAAAATGCCTTTAAGATTGGATTTGTGGAGACAGATATCATCTGCCAATTAGCCTCCAGAGATTCTATCGAGAATCCAAAAGGGGAAAGAAAAAATATGCATGGCAATCAAATAATCACTTATATCACCATTAATCTCTTTGCTTTAAATACCCATTAATATCAAATACTTAGATATAATCACCCTGAGTTTCTATCGATAAACCTATCTATTTTAAACTAAACTTTTTAATGTATGGAGCAATAGCGCTCAACTAATAAGTCACTAACTTCGGCACCACTTAGATTTCCCCAAAGTGTTATTGTTAAAAAAACATCATCTTCGCCTTCTGCAACAAAAAGAACTGTAAATGATCGTTCGTTCCAAAAACCACTTGCTTTATAAATTGATTTTTTCATTTATCTTCAACATTACTATATTAATTAAACAACTTTAAAGCGGAGCAGACTAATATCCCCCAAAGCGATCTATAAAATAGTGTCGATTTTATTATTTCCAAGTCTCAACTTATATTTTAGCAATGTTCGCAGCTGTCAAATTAACATCACTCATCCATAAGCCCTTATAATTTAGTGTGTTATCAGTCTACTTCTCCGCCAAGTGATTGAATCACAGCGTCAATTAGCCTCGTCATTTCACTGGTCAATAGTACAAAATCGGCATCAAAGCGCTGGGCAATATCTTCTCTGTCTATGTCGTCATTTTGCGCTTTCAACATATCTGAGAACTTGATTTTTTTAAGTGAACAATCATCACACAGGGTAAATTGAATAGTGTCATTCCAATCTAGCGATAATTTTGTTACCAACTTACCTGCTTCAATGTGTGAGGCTATTTCATCAGACACTAAATCTTGCTTCTTGAATCGTGCAATTCCGCCTTCTGCTAACATTGCTTTAAGCTCCGCCTCATCGGTTAAATTAAACCCTTGAGGAATTACTCCGTCACGCAACCAGTCTGTTAGAGTTAACTCAATTGGTGTTTTCATCGTTAGCGGAACCACAGGCAATGAACCTAGTGTTTTTCTCAATAGTGCCAGTGTATCTTCGGCTCGTTTTGCACTACTTGCATCAACAATAATTCGCTGATTATCGTTATCAATCCAAACACTAACCGTTGATTCTTTGCTAAAGGCTCGTGGTAGCAAATCCTGAACAACTTCATCCTTCAAGCTATCTTTCTCGGTCTTTTTCAGTCGGCGTCCTTGTTCTGTTTCCAATTTATCAATCTTGGCTTGCAGTTCTTTTTTGATAACATCTGTGGGTAATTTTTTTTCTTCGCGCTTAGCCACAATAAGAATCTGATTGCCGACTGAATGCGTTAACGCTTCGCCTGTTTTGATGGGGTTAGTCCAGCCAACTTTCATCATGTCCTGACTACCACAAGGTGAAAATTCAAGATTTTTTAATTGCGCCTCAAGTTCATCAGATGAAATTTGAATGTCACGCGTCATACGATACACAATCGCATTTTTAAAAAAGTTCATGTTGATTCCTTAGAGGGGTCTGGATTTGAGATTTAATCTTTCACGTATTGCAGCAAGGTTATGCAGTGATTTTTCCTTACTGGTTGGTATGTGTTTTTGTTCAATCATCTGTACTGGTTCTGGTATTTTCTCTCCGGATTTAATGCGATTAGCCATTGTCTTAAGCTCTGATGAGCAAAGCTTTCTAACTTCTGAATCCGATAAGTTTCGGTTTCGCATTTCTGTGTAGATTTTAGTGACCATCCAGTAACATGCGTTAGATTGCCAATTAAATCGTCTCCAGCCTCTCACTGAGCAATATTCTTTGAATATATCGAAAAGCTCATCATCAGTAGGCAGACCTAGAGCTGTATAGTCACCCTGCTTGCACCATTGAACGAACTGACCGGGAGAAGGTAAAAACGGATTCGTTTGTTGCCTTGCAATTTTCATCCCGATATTTATTTGCTCAAGCGTCCTGATGCCATTTTCAATGAATGCGATAGTCCATTGACGTTTGAATTCGTCAAGGTCGCTTTGTTCTTTGAAGTTGGCTATTGCCGCTGGAAAGGTTGCTTTGAGTTGTCTGAAGAGTTCGTTAAATACTTGGGCTACTTGCTGTTTTACCGCTTGCTTCTGTTGTGGCGGCGCATGTGCTGCCATTGCTTGCAGTGCTGTTGAATCACGTTGCTGAATTGCTGTAACTAACGAGTTCATACATCGATACCCTCCATCCATTCAGTACTTTCGTAGTCTATTGATTGCCGCGCTGGCTGTAGGTTTCCTGACACCCTTTTCATCCTGTTTAGTTGCTGGCTTTGAATGACTAATGTCGCCCATTTCTTGCGAAGTTTTGCAGGAGATAACACGACGCTACACCAAAACGAATCGCGGTTAGCCCATTGGAATAGTCGACAAATTTCTTGGTGGGTATGTCCGTCTAGCTGTCTCATCAGTCGAACATCATTAGCCCATGATGACCAATTTGGCTCTTTGGTTGAGGGACTGATTATCAACACTTGCGAATAAATCCATTGGGCAGCTTTCAGGTCATCAGCATTTCCCCACTTATTACCTTTGGGGGAACAAACAACAGCATCAGCCTTCAAGGTTAAAATGTTATCCAGTGAGTGGTCAGAGGATTCGTTAGAATTCTCGGACGAAAAATTATTAATATTATTGTCTTTGGTAAGACTGTTTTTGGTGTTGGGTGATTTCGCCAAACTAGAAACCTTTTTTTGCCCAACTTTTTGGGTGATTTCGCCCAACTTTTTTTGTGGTGTTTTTGGGCGTTTTTTGGGCAGTCTTTCTAACTGCCATTGATCAAGATTTACGTTGACACTTACCAGCTTAAATCCGCCGATTTTTCTGAGATTGATAATTTTTCTCTCAGCCAAAACCTTTAACGCATTACCGATATCAGAGTCATCTAACCCTGTCATTTCTGCTAGATAGGTGTTGGTTACCTTATCCTCTGATTTATTCCAGCCATATGTGCAATCAATCACAGCATCGAATACCTGATGCTCTCTTCCAGCCATTTTTAGCTTTGGCTTGAGCCTACTGATACTGGTAGCTAAACGCATATAGCCATTATCAAGACTAGCCACTTGCTCCCCCGATTTATCAACCAATCGTCGCTTATTAGCAAAATCCACATGCCTAACAATACTCATAGCGACCTCCATATCGATTTGTTTTGAAATTAATATTCATGTAAAATTACTCCTGCATAATGAAAGACAATGAATGCCTAGTTGGTTGCCGCCTCCTAGGCTTTCGCTTTTTAGAACATTGAAACTTGCTTGATAGTCTGTTTGGCTCTTCGTTTACTTACCATTGCTGGCTTACTGCCATATTTATCTATCCATGTCTTAGCTACGTGATAACAATCATCAAATATTGCTCCACGACGACTAGCTTGTGAGCACCGTCTAAAATGAGATACCCCCTCATCCGCGGCTAATTCCAAAGCCACTCCATCCTGATAACCTAATTCAATCAATTTTTTAATAATGTTTTTGCGGATAAATTCATCGGGATTCATTGATATTTCCCTCCTGTAATGAACCTGTTTTCCATAGCGAAAACTCAGCCATTTGCTTCCACAAAAAGCGATATTCCTCTTCACTAATTTTCTTTTCGCCCGGCAAAACAAAATCAATTACCCCTGCCGCTGCTAATGTCTCGCATAGCTCAGGTATCTTTTCGGTTCTACGAGTGATAGTTGAGTCATGAACGCCTAATGATTTAGCGATAACTGTTTGAGATGTTGTTCTGATAACTTGATAAGCGGTTGCCACCAAGTGATTGGATACAAATCGGTTAAACGATTTGCGTGAATTTGCGTTTTCCATAATTTATATTCCTTCATATACAGTTAGTCCGTTGCTCACGATCCTGTGAGTGTGTATTGATGTGCGCTTTTTCAGCGCTGAGATGTTAAAGAGCGGTAAAGTTATGCAGCTTGAGGTGGGAAAACGTCATCTAATGAGCATTTCGCACCAAGTTTTTGTAATGCCTCAACGATTACTCGACAATCATTAAGGCTAGGCGTTCTAATACTTAGCTCGTAGTTTGCAATACGAGATTGACCCCATCCGATTGATGAAGCCAAAACAGCCTGAGAAATTCCTAATTTTTTTCGCTGTTCTGCGATGTTATTCATTGTGTATCCTCCATGTCTACAACCCCTATTACACACAATATGTGATTAACTGTCAATCACGAATCGTTTAAATACTTACATCACGTTTTGTGTTAAAAGATAAGCATGAAAAAAATAAATGAAATTATCGGCGAGAGACTGAAGTCTATTCGTGAATCTAGAGGGTTGAGCCAAGCGCAACTTGCAAAGCTGTGCGGATATTCCGCAGCCTCTAGAATTGGAAATTATGAACTTGGGGAAAGAAAGATAAGCGCTGATGATGCTTTGGTTATCAGCGAAGCTTTAGGTGTTTCACCAGCGGAATTGATGTTTGGTGATAGGAGCGATCAGGTTGTTAGCAACTATGAGTACCCTCTATTTTCCAAGGTGCAAGCAGGTGCGTTTACTGAAAATAGCAATGCATACACTAGAAGTGACGCCATCGCATGGATACCTACAGCAAAGAAAGCTAGCGATAGCGCATTCTGGTTAGAGGTTGAAGGTCACTCAATGACAGCCCCGCAAGGAGGTCGTCCTAGTTTCCCTGAAGGGATGCTGATACTTGTTGACCCTGAGCAAGAGGTTAGCTTTGGTGACTTCTGTATAGCTCGCCTGATGAATGATGAGTTCACATTTAAACGTCTTATTCGAGAAGGTGAAACAGAATACCTTGAGCCATTAAACCCACGGTTCGAGATGATACCAATTAATGGTAACTGCCAGATTATAGGCAAAGTGGTTAAGTCTCAGTGGCCTGACGACACGTTTTAGGAAATACAACGCATTCAATGAGGTATACTTTTTAACAAATCAATTAAATAGTTGAAGATAATTTGTATCACGGTCTCTTTTGGTGGCAAAAATTTTCAATGAAGAGAGTATATAATTACATTCATAACTACAGAGTAGAGATGATATTCGCATCATCTCTACTTCTGTTAATGTACTGGATGGAGCTAGATATCGATACCTTCATTCAGATATTCGGATTCTTTTATAATATTTTCACTCATACTTTTAACTGAGTTCAATTTTAGTAATGAAGAGACTACTAGAACTGATATCTAATTTTAATATATTAATACTATTTATAATTTTTATGTTTCTAAATGTTGTTTTACCGCTGCTAGTGACTTTTGATAAGAAATAAAGAGCGTTGAGAAGTATATGACTTTTAACGATACACAATTAAATAATATCAATAGCTGCATGGGATTTTTCTTAGAAAAACGCCGCCCAGCAGAACATCTCAGAGATGAGCTCGACTTACAGTATCGTATTGAAGATGACTCGGTCGTTATATTCGAGGTTAGACAGCTAACATGGAGTGATTCAAAAGTAGAAGAACCTGTAGCAAAAATAATACATAACAAAATCACAGGCTCTTGGTCACTACTATGGATGGATAAAGACAGTAACTGGCGCCATTACGATGAAAAAATGTTAGGTAGTTTTTCAGATGCTATTAAGCTTGTAGAAGATAATACCAGTGGATACTTCTTTGGTTGAAAATGTTGCTTGAGAGACTGTATGTTGTTCTACACTCGAAAAGATTTGTGCAATTTTATAAAAAATAGATTGTTGCTTGATGATGTTAATTTTAGCGAACACTATCGTATGACATTGTTTGACTACTATGGAACACTAGAAAACTTTGCACAAATGTTAAAACCTGAAATTAACATGAGATATAAATATGTTGATACAGAGGAGTTTGAACTGATTTGGAGCAATGGGCTCTTCACAATCGAGGTTCTCCCCATGAAAAATACTGTTTCTATGGTGATAATAACTAGCGCAATTGAAGATAGCTACCCTGATGCAAAAGTCTGACGACACGTTTTAGGGTGTTGTTTTAAACATAATAATATTAACTAGATAACTTATTTTAGCACCAGATGGAATTTATTTTTATAACTAAAAGGATATGAAATGAAACAGTTTCCTCTGGCTTTAATCCCGCATGAAATTGAAGGTGATATCATTCACCTTAGAGCTAAAGACGGCTATGCAAATGCTACAGCCATGTGTAAAACCGCTGGTAAATTATTTGCTGATTACTACAGACTGAAGACAACCCAAGCTTTTCTTCAAGAGTTATCTTCCGATATGGGAATTCCCATAACGGAATTAATTCAAACATTTACAGGCGGAAGACCAGAGAATCAAGGCACATGGGTTCATCCTGATGTTGCTATAAATTTAGGGCAATGGCTATCGCCTAAATTTGCAGTGCAAATTTCAAGATGGGTTAGGGAATGGATGAATGGTGGAGGTAAAAGCGCAGAGCTTCCTGTTCATCTAAAAAGGTATATGGCAAATAGAGGAAGGATACCTCATACACATTTTTCAATATTAAATGAATTAACGTTTAACTTAGTAGCCCCTTTAGAAGAAGCTGGTTACACGCTACCAGATAAAATGGTTCCTGATATATCCCAAGGGCAGGTCTTTTCTAACTGGTTAAGAAAAAATAGAAATGTTGAGCCAAAAACATTTCCTACTTATGAGCACGAATATCCAGATGGGAGGGTTTTTCCTGCACGTTTATACCCTAATGAATATCTTGCTGACTTTAAAGAGCATTTTAATACTGTCTGGTTGCCCAAATACGCCCCTAAATACTTTAGCGAAAGAGATGCAAAAGCATTAGAGCTAATAGAGAGAATAATGCTTCCTGATCTCACCGAAAAATAATCCCCAGCCCTCCCAGCGAGGGCTTTTTTGTGCCTGCAATTCCCCGCATGTGTGATCTCTGACACAAATCGTGTCTACAAATAAAATATTTTCCATTTCAAATCATCACGTTAATTCAATAATAACCAAATAAACACATTTTGTGGTTGACATTAAAATCACAATTTGTGAATATGCTATCCATCGAAGGCAAGGAGCCATAGATAAACAGGATGTTCGCTCTTTAACAGATAGCGCTGTAAAAGCGCAAACCAAAGACAGTATGTTTTGGGATTGGTGAATGCGCAGGCTGATGCGCTGAGACGTCAAGTGCGAATTGGTTAGCGCTGAACCAGCGGTAGTCGGTCAGGCGAACGTAGCGTTATGTCTATGCGATTGAAACGCACAATGTAGGAGTTCAGCACCTACCACCAATCACCAAAGCAAACTGTAAGGGGAAAACTATGTGCAACTTTCACGGCTACAACAACGCCAGATCACGCAGAATGGAACGCAGAAAAGCATTGCAGGAAGCGCACGCATTAACTGAAAGCTTAAAAGCTGCAATACATGGCGAACCAGTAAAAGAAGAAACAAAACGCCCTACCTTATCACTAACACGCAAGCCAATTAGCCGAGTTGAAAAAGCAATATCAATTCGAAGTACTAAAGTTTATGACTCAGTAGATAATACCTGCTTACCAAATTCTAGTATTTACTCAGCTAAATATCGTAAGTCAGGAATGCTGTTAGAGTCTGGCGAAGTGACAGCAAGAGCTTAACATCCCCTAATAAATAACCAGTGGTAAGTAACGAAGAGCGTAATATGAATTATATAGAAAACAACAAGACTAGCATGCTCTTAAAGATTTAAGAGAACTAAAATCCAATGTTTATAGGAATAAATAAAAAGATACGTAATAAGAAGTGGTGGTCCCTACTGGGCTTGAACCAGTGACCAAGCGATTATGAGTCGCCTGCTCTAACCAACTGAGCTAAGGGACCGGTGTGTCGCTATTATATAATATGACTTAGTTTCAGTTCTAGTATGTCAAAACTCAAATGGTTAATTTCCACACAATACATCACGCCAAAAAAGCATGTATAAGCGTACCTTCTTTATATTAATTACCAAGACAAAAAGGAGAACCAATTTTTCAACGCTAATCACTTAAATTAGAAGCGCCTAAGGGGCTTGCTTAGGCTTGCCTTTGAGGTAATACATCTGAAATAAAACACACATAAGGAGGAAATATGCCACACACTAAAGCATCAGTAGATATTAATTTGAAACTCATTCTGTCTGATGAAGCGCTGCCTAAAGTGAAAGGTATGTATGAAATATCAGCACCTGAAGATACACCAAATATTCAAATATTATTAAATGAATTTGTAAAAAATCTAATCGGGGAAGATGTGATAAAAACAGCGCTCAAAAAAGCCGCATTAAAAGCATTAGTCAGTGACATTCTCCATTAAAAAAGACTTACCTCTTTCATATTTAACCGAATAAAGATTACCAACATCAAGGGACTTTCTATCGCTATCGCAAGATAAGTGAGGATTTCGCACATCCGGAGATAAGCATGAATATTGATAAATACAAACTTTGTTTAGCTCAATCACAAGCTGGAATTGCACGCTATCTCAAGGATGAGAACGGATGGAGCGAAGCAAATGAAACATTAAAAACAGCATATGGAGTCAAGCATGAATGCAAAGCAGAAATACATAAAACAGCAAATATTCGCCCTACTGCGCGAGTCTGACATGACTGATAAACAAATAGACGAATTAGTTGCTGATTGGAAATTTAAGCAGCAATGCGAAAAGACAAATCGAATTCTTCGGCAAGTTAATTCTCGTAGAGCATACGCATTCACGTAAGGATGAACCATGAGAATTCAAATATATAGCCCTGACCCTAAGTTTGATATTGGAGAAATGGCTATTGATATTTATAACGAGATTGACGGAGAGGAACTTCGGCAACTATCGGAATCAACCAAGGATAGGATTCTAAAGAAAATACAGGATGTATTGGAAGAGAGGCTTATTCAATGAACGAAGGTATTTATTACGACATTTCAAATGAAGACTATCACCATGGATTAGGTATTAGTAAGTCACAGCTTGACCTGATAGATGAATCTCCGGCTGATTTTATATGGCATAGGGATGCGCCAGTAGATAACGAAAAAATAAAAGCTCTAGATTTTGGCACGGCTTTGCATTGCTTATTGCTAGAGCCTGATGAATTTCAGAAAAGATTCAAAGTTGGACCAGAAGTAAATCGTAGAACCAATGCAGGGAAAGAACAAGAAAAGGAATTTCTTGAAATGTGTGAAAAGGAAAATATCACACCAATTACCAGTGAAGATAACAGGAAGTTATCACTCATGAAAGATAGCGCGATGGCTCACCCAATAGCTCGATGGTGCTTGGAGGCGAAAGGAATCGCTGAAAGTAGCATCTATTGGAAAGACAAGGATACGGACATTCTTTGTCGTTGTAGACCGGACAAGTTAATCGAAGAGCATCATTGGCTAGTTGATGTAAAAAGCACTGCCGACATACAGAAGTTTGAACGCTCTATGTATGAGTACCGATATCACGTGCAGGACTCATTCTATTCGGATGGATATAAGTCACTAACGGGTGAAATGCCTGTTTTTGTTTTTCTTGCCGTAAGCACAACCATTAATTGCGGGCGTTATCCAGTCAGAGTGTTCGTATTAGATGAACAAGCCAAATCCGTTGGTCGCACCTCTTATAAGCAAAACTTATTCACATATGCAGAATGCCTTAAAACTGACGAATGGGCAGGCATTCGCACACTGTCACTGCCTCACTGGGCTAAGGAATTAAAGCATGAGCACACCACCGCTAGCTAAATCTGATTTACAGAAGACACAAGGAACAGAAGTAAAAATAAAAACTAATGAACAAAAACTCGTAGAGTTTATTAATCAGCCGGGAATGAAAGCTCAATTAGCAGCGGCATTGCCTAAACATATCACATCTGACCGCATGATTAGAATTGTCAGTACCGAGATTCGTAAAACCCCTTCTCTTGCAAATTGTGATATTCAAAGTTTTATTGGTGCTGTAGTTCAATGCTCACAACTAGGATTAGAGCCAGGTAATGCATTAGGTCATGCCTACCTTCTGCCTTTCGGTAATGGTAAGTCAGATAACGGTCAACAAAATGTTCAACTCATCATTGGCTACCGAGGAATGATTGATTTAGCTAGGCGCTCAGGTCAAATCATCAGTATATCCGCCAGAACAGTGCGCCAAGGCGATAACTTTCATTTTGAATATGGGTTAAATGAAAACTTAACTCATATACCCGAAGGAAATGAAGATTCACCCATTACCCATGTTTATGCTGTTGCTAGGTTAAAAGATGGAGGTGTTCAATTCGAGGTTATGACCTATAACCAAATAGAAAAAGTTCGTAATTTAAGTAAAGCGGGTAAAAATGGACCATGGGTTACCCACTGGGAGGAGATGGCAAAGAAAACAGTCATTCGCCGACTTTTTAAATACTTACCTGTTTCCATCGAGATGCAAAAAGCCGTCATACTTGACGAAAAGGCAGAGGCAAATATAGAACAAGAACACTCTGCAATTTTTGAGGCTGAATTTGAAGAGGTAGACAGCAATGGCAATTAACCTATTCATCGTTACAGCGCACTTAGGGAAAGACTGTGAGCAACGATGGACGCCAAACGGAAAAGCGGTTGCATCATTCAATCTCCCTGTAAAGCAGGGCTACGGTGAGCATGAAAAAACATCGTGGGTTATCTGTAAGATGTTTGGAGTTAAAGCTGAAAAACTTCCTCAATACTTAACAAAAGGAACAAAAGTTACGGTCACTGGTGAGTTCGTCATGGAGGAATGGACGACCCCAAATGGGGAGAAAAAATCAGCGCCAGTAATCATTGTTGATAAAATTGAGTTTGGCAATAATCAGGCAGGAAGCCAACAGCCAGCACGACAACCTCAACAGCCACAGCAGCAAGCTCCACAGAATGAGCCACCAATGAATTGGGATGACGAAATCCCCTTTGCCCCTATCGGACTCCCCTATCCTCGCCACGCTATTTACGTAATTTAACAATGTAATATTTGCAGGAATGCAAACAGGAGATAGAAATGAACATTAAGCAATTACAGCAACAAATTCATCAGCAAAATAAAGAGGCTGGATGGTGGGACAATCCTCGTAAAAAAGGAACTTTACTCTGCCTTATTCATTCCGAAATCAGTGAGGCAATGGAGGGTGAACGCAAAAATTTAATGGATAACCATTTACCACATAGGAAAATGGCTGAAGTTGAACTTGCTGATGCTGTTATTCGTATTTTGGATTATGCCGAAGCCTTTGGCTATGACATTGAAAGCGCCATTAATGAAAAGCTCGAATACAACAAATATCGCGCAGACCATCAACGTGAAAACCGCGCAAAGGAAGGCGGTAAGCAATTCTAATTTAACTTGAAGGGATATGGTGGATAAAAAATGCCGACGCATGGGAGCACCGGCGAAATCCATACAGATTGAAACTACTTTTTATACCATAAGTGTAGTTGGGGAATTATTATTTGCAATGAACGTTTTAATTTTAACGATTAAATAAATGTAATGAAGAGGAATGGATATGAAAGACAGAATCAAGTTTAACGATGCCATGCTAGCAGCTGTCATGGATGGCAGAAAAACGCAGACACGCAGACCGATTGAGCCACAGCCTAAAGTAACCGAGGAAGAGTTACGAAACCTTGGTGCATGGCAAGATGGTTACACACTATCAGAGCAAGTATGTGCAACATGGAGGCATGGTTTTGTTGATGTTGATTGCCCATATGGTGAGATTGGCGACATCATCAGCGCTGCTGACAATGATGGTAATATCAAAGGGAAAATTGAGATTACTGATGTTTGGCTGCAGCAAATTCAGGAAATATCACCTAATGATGCAATAGCGGAAGGCATCTCGGCTGGTCGTTATGGGAATGACGGCAATTGGTTAGTTGGATTTTATATTCCAAACAGCAATCAGCCATATATAACCGCAAAAAATGCATACAAAGAACTATGGCAATCAATATACGGGATTGATAGTTGGATTAATAACGAATGGGTATGGGTTATTGAGTTTCGAAAAATTGATTTATTATCACTACTTAACTAAATTTTAGATGGTATAGTAAACTCTCAATTATAAGGAGAGTGCAATGAAGTATTTGCTAATTAAAGATAGCGGAGAATCCAAGCCTATAACCCATCTAAACAAGCCCCCCAAAGCAAAAGGTCATCCATCGTATGGTAAGGCAGACCAAATCGTAGTCAATAAATATAATGAAACTTCATTTGATATAGAAGGTTTTGATTACAAAGTAGCGTATGAAACTAAAGAGCCAACAAGAGAAGAATTTATAGAAAAGTCATCAGGGTTATTAGATGGTAAAGGTGGCTACATAAAATAATCAATTAACAAATATACCCAACACCCTGCACTAGCGGGGTTTTTTACACCTAAAATTCAGGAGTAAGTATGGATAAATCAAGGCAGCAATTTGAAGAGTGGCGCAGTAAGAATAAATCATCAGCGATAAATCTATTCGATGTATGGCAAGCATCACGCGAGAGTTTAATTAATAGCTTGGAGCCTGTTGGTTATATTGATAACGCTGAATCTATTGACCTTGAACATGGTCGAGTTTGTTATTTATATAAAGACTGTATCGATAAAATTAATATTCCACTCTACCGCCTAGATAAATAACCATGCAAATAATCGGATATGTATTACTCATGCTAATACAGGGTTCTGCTGTGCCTGTTACAGAGCAAATATACACACAGCAAGAATGCGAGAGCCGTGCCATGCAGATAATGCAGGTGCGAGATGTTGAGATAGTTTGTAGGGAGGTAATGAGAAAATGGATAAATTAAGAGAGAGAATAATAGAAGTTCTTCAATGTAATCAGCTTACCACTGACGAAATATATCACTTATGCAGCCCTGATTATTCAAGGAGTCAGGTTAGTTGTATTATTAGTCACTTAGAAGCAGGCGGGATTATTAAGAAAAACACTTGTGAATATTGGGAATTAATCAATGAATAAATACACCGAACTTTCTGACTTCGAGATTAATAAAAAGGTTGCTGAGAAATTAGGAATTAGATTCACTCCAAGAAATGGAGTTTTAATCTTGTCGGCAACAAAGTTATTCGCCCCCTCCAACAACCCATCTGATGCAATGCCGATTATTATTGATAATAAGATAGGGCTATCACCAAT